CTTGAGTATTACAAGGGTACTATAGGGCAAACTGAAGAAGAAATGCAGCAAATTGCAGCGCAACAAGCTGAAGAAACCGCTGCTGAGTTACGGCGGGAATGGGGCAGGGCGTTTGAAGACAAGGTTGCCCTAGCTAAAGATGTAGTTGATCAGTTTGCTGGAAGTGAAATTCTGCAAATGCGTCTTGAAGATGGCACGATGATTGGCAACCATCCAGCCTTCATTAAAGCTTTCGCTGCAATTGGTGACTTCAAGTCTACTGTCACAAGTGAAGACACAATTAGCGATGGTGCAGTTAATCGTCAGTTCACACCAGCACAAGCCCAAGCTGAAGTTGACGCGATTATGAATGATAAAACCCATCCTTATTGGGATAGAAAAAATCCTGTGGCGCGTGATCGTGCGGTACAGAGAATGCAAGATTTAATGGCGATGATACATGACTGATACTGAAAGTACATTATCCCCATTGGAAATCAGGCTTGAATGCCTTAGAATGGCAGTTGAGTTTGGCACTCAACGTGATGTTTTAAATCCAGTAGAACTGGCTGATAAATATTACGATTGGGTGATGAAAGAGGGTAGCGGAGAAATTCGTCCTCAAGACCATCGGAAAGACGATAGCCATAGGTCGGCTCAAAAGACTAGGAGTGTCCGAACTGTCGGGTAGCACGCTGCAAAGTTCAAATGTAACCTGTAGACAAAAAGGAGTGACGATATGTCAACTCAAGTAACTACAGCATTTGTGCAACAGTATTCTGCTAACGTGCAGATGCTTTCACAGCAGATGGGTTCTCGTCTGCGTGATGCAGTGCGTGTTGAGAATGTTGTCGGCAAAAATGCTTTCTTTGACCAAGTGGGTGCAGCTACAGCGCAATTGCGTACTACACGCCACGCCGATACCCCGCAAATCGATACACCTCACGCTCGTCGTCGGGTATCTCTCGCGGATTATGAGTACGCTGATCTTATCGACGATCAAGATAAGGTTCGTATGCTGATTGACCCTACCAGTGCTTATGCAATGGCAGCGGCAGCGGCTATGGGGCGTGCAATGGACGATGTTATCATCTCCGCTGCAACAGGCACAGCTTACACAGGCGAGACAGGCTCAACAGCAACAGCGTTGCCAGCCGGTCAGCAAATCGCTGCTGGTGGTGCTGACATGACTGTAGCAAAGCTGCGTGAAGCTAAGAAAATCCTTGATCTTTCTGACGTTGACCCATCAATCCCGCGTTACATTGCGGTGGGGCCAAACCAGATTGAGGCATTGCTTGGTGACACAAATGTAACCTCAAGCGACTTCAATACTGTGAAGGCACTTGTTCAAGGTGAAGTAAACCAGTTCATGGGCTTTAACTTCATCATGACAAACCGTCTTGCAATCTCAGGCAGCACTCGTTCATGTTTTGCATGGGCAGAGGACGGCATTGCGATTGGCGTTGGCAAAGATGTTAATGCAAGAATTGATGAGCGTGCTGACAAAGGCTACGCAACTCAAGTCTACTACTGCATGAGCATCGGTGCTACACGCATGGAAGAAAACAAAGTCGTTCAAATCGATTGTGATGAATAGGAGATTGAAGAATGGCTACTGTATATTCCGTACAAAAGACTAACTGGAACCAAACAGTTCCGGCAGTCAACAACAAGACAAACGAAATGGGTGGTCGTGTTCGTATCGCTCATGGCGTTTATGAGGCATCTGCCCTCGCATCAGGTGACGTTATTGAGATGTTCAACATCCCAAATGGCGCACGCTTGATCGAAGGTTCGCTGGCTCATGATGCTCTTGGTGCTTCAACAACTTTGTCTGTAGGCTATGCAGCCCACACTGACAGCAGCGGTTCAGCCGTTGCTGCTTCAGCGGCAGCATACAAAGCAGCAGCAGCTTCAACCTCAGCGCAAAAGGTAGACATCCTTGCTACTCTTGCTCTGGGTTCTGGCACTGTTGTAGACGCAGATAAAGATGGCTTGCCGATCTCCGTCACAATGGGCGGTGCTGCTGGTACAGGCACTATTGAAGTCACAATCAAGTGGGTTCTTG